ACGATTTCTGGAGGAATAACCACTTCTCCTGGTCTAACGTGAGCCAGAGCAGTATCTTCTCCACCACCCATGGCCGCAAGCTCTTGAGCTATTTCACCCATCGGTGCATTTGCCTGGGCCTGTAATTTCTCTATTAAGGCCATTAAACCTTCTCTTTCTTCGGGGTCTGTTGACATTTGAGCCTGCTCGAATAATTCCATTTCTGCATTTGATATAGCGCCTTTAGTTTCACCTAACATGTTCATTGTGTTTGCGGCCTGTAAATTATTCATTCTTTGTTGGAACGACAAATTATCAGAGCTGTTTGGTAAAGATCTCTCAAATATTTCTAATTCTCTATTAGATATAGCTCCTTTTAGTGCTGGACCCATTCTCATGGCACCTGTTGTCATCATGCCAGTAGTTCCAGACATTGGTGTCATAGTAGACGCCATTTGAGTAGCTTTGAGTAAATTATCTGCATTTGGTTTCATATCTATCCTATCGTTACTGTTACAGCTCCAATACTCGCTGTTGCAGACACCCCGGTAGGGTATGTCTGGTGTTCGTAGAGATTCCTAAAGTTAGTGCCATCAAAGCCTTGATGAACCTCTGTCGTACTGTTAAATATAATAGAGCCGGTAGCGAATTGCAATTCGCCGAGCTCTGTATTTGTGTAGCTCTTAGTGACATCCGGATCCTCCGCGGCCAGGTTTAACTCTAATATTCTAACAAGCCTATTGAATGTATCAATCGAAACTTCCGCTCCTTGAGCTTGAGGAAGTCTTGTCTGTAGTAATTTACCCATTACCTACGCCCAGATTGTTGTATATCTACTCGGGTATTACCCAGTCTCCACTTGAAATCTTTACGATCTGGCTCTGAATTGTCGTCGTCTGATTCAAAACGTAAGACAAACTGCCGGGTTCGCGTTCTTAAACTTGAAAATGTAGATGAATTTTTTATTTGTGTGGTTGAATCAGTTGTTAAGGTCTGATTATTAAAATCTCTTCTTTTGACAACAACATTGATTGCCGGATCTGGGCTTGTACCTACGTCATTTTGAAAAAGTATGTCGGGTATGATTTTTTTCAAAAACACAAAGCTATCGCCATCCGTAACGTCAATGTCTGCGGATTCTACAAACACACCATCCATTGAGCTGGTGTCATCGTTTGAACCTGTTTCATGCTGAAACAAATATTTTTCGGATGATGATTCTCCTGCGGCCAATGGTTTCTCATTAATGCCTGGAGGTAGCCAAGCATATCTCTCTAGAGATCCAATACTCCAGGAGTCCTCTTCGTAGTTATAAATAACATATCTTGATATTTCATTTGTATTGTCAGTTATGCTGGGATAAAAAAACCAAATCTCTGAAAACTCTTCATTCAAACCAGTAAAGCACTTAAATGATTGGTCAACGTCAAGATCTGAAAAAACATAGTCTTGGACGCTACAATTAAGTTTTTTGATTGAGCCGTTATAAAAATAAAAAGCATTTTTAGACATGAAATAGACACCGTTCGGCGCATTAGCAAACGCTTTAGGTCCTATTAATCCAGCACCCTCATTAATTAAATTTATTGCAAAAGTAAGTGGTGGGCCAATAAAAGACATGCTATATAAAGAAGTATCTGTCCAAATTAAAACTTCTTGTCTTGATTTGATGCCGCCTATTATTGAAGAACCGCTTGAAAGTCTAAGAGACCCAGCTGTGTTTGTGCTTAAAGGTTCAAACTCCAGTTCATTTTCTTGGTCTGAAAAGGCAACTAACATAGGATCTATAGATCCTGTTCTTGATCCGCCACTTAACGGATCGGCTCCTAATACTATCAAATGCCTGTCGGTTTCTGAGGTTATTACTTGCAGAGCTTTGGTTGGCACTTTATTAGCTCCGCTAACACTAGAAAGTTCTACAGCTCTAGTAGAAACACCATCGCTTTCGACCCACCTGTAGATACCACCATTTCTTGGATTGATGATTAAGTTTTCTCCAAAATTGTCATGTGTCCATTGCCTTAATTGGTTTGTGTCACTCAATGCTGTTGCGGCTCCCCAACCTCCGGCGCCCCATGTGCTAACACCCCAACCTGTGCTTGGTACAAACACATCAAGTCCAGAATTAATTTGATAGACTGCGTCTGTTGCTGATCCTCCGTTACCTGAGTCACTTGAATTTGCTGTAACTGTAGCACCTGTCGTATCTTTAGCTGTAATTTCGTAAGTATCGGTGCCAGTCACTAAACTTATTTGATATTCTTGATTTAATACGGTTGCTGTAATGTTGCCACCTAAAGAATCCGCGCTTGAAAAGGTTACAAAATCACCATTGACAGCGCCGTGACTTGTTTCAGTTACGGTTATCGTGGAGGATCCGTCTGTAGCGGCAAACGTTGTAGAATTTGTTGAGGATCTTCGTATTGGAGTAACGTCATAATATACATTACCATTTTCGATGTAATACTTATTGGTTGTGCCGATGCCTAGATATTGAGAGCCGTCAAGTGCCGTCCATGCGTGCAAAGCTCTCGGAGATCCAATAATTTCACCATCCGAATACTTTTGCCAACCGCCTATTTTTTCAACACGACCTTTTCTAAACCGAATAAAGTTACCGTCAACCCAACCACCTTCATTTGAGTAATCGGTTTCCTCTTTATTGATTCCAGGTCTGAAATTAACTTTTGTTAGTGGCATAAACAAATTCTACCATTGAGACAATAGAATTAAGCCAATCTAATAATAGCACCCGTAGCTGTTGCACTCGGGAATACGATTGTAAAATCACCCGCGGTGCTTGTCTTGTCTCCACCAAAGTCTATAGCACATACAGCTTTGTCGGAGTTAGTGTCGTTATAAATTAAACAACCTCTCGCAGTTACAGTAGCATTACTAAAAGTTAAATCAGCAAAATCACAAACCGCAGTGGTTCCAGACGCAACCGGGGTTACGTTTGTTAAAGCAGATCCACCAGAGGTGTAGTTAGTTCCACTTGCTTGACCTGTAGTTGTGAACGCAGTAGTACCAGCACCCAAAGTAGCGGATGAGGTGTAAAGCGCTAATTTAAAAGAATTACCACTACTTGCAGTAAAGTTATGTGTTCCAACCAAAAGCTCCTGTTTGAAACTTGTGCATATTGCCGATGTAATAGCCATTTAAAGCTCCTTTAATATATCGGCCATGTCACTGTGGCCTTGTTTAATTAACATATTTGCATAAGTCGTGTTCTTGGACTTAATTGCATTTTTTATACTATGTAAGATTACAGTATAAACTTGTTTTTGAAAAGCGTGAGCCTGTTGTTTTATATGGTCCGGCGCCTCATTGGAATAGTCACAAATTTTCTTTGTAGCTTGTGCGGCCCAAAACTCTGGCGAGTGACCTTCATTTTCTGTTGAGTGAACAGAAATACTACCCATTTCAAAAGGACTTTCAACACTCATCCTTTGTAGGGCTCCGGTGGTGCAACATCTTCATTGATTTTAAGACCATACTGTTCAAGTTGTTCGTTAATCTCATCATAAGGGCCTATTATAAACTCACCCTCATGTGGTATTGCAACTAATGGTTTTTCTAATCTATGAAAACCATAAAGTTTTTCAGTTGCTGGGACGTTTGAATCTAATACGGTGGATCGCCCACTTATACCTACCAAGATGTCATTTTCCATACACTTGCTAATCCAAAATTCAACGCATGCACGGCCCGCCTCTGCAAAGTGCATATTTTCTTTGTAAGAAAAATCTATTCCAAATAGATCTATTCTGCCAACCTGGCTCCACAATGCGTAAGCGATAGAATAAGCCACGGTATTATTTAGATAAGCGCATTTTGCAAAATCGCAAACTTCTTTGACAGGAAATAAAACAGGGTTTTTTACTCTTTCGTCAAGCTCACATGTAAAAACAGGTGTGTTAGTTTTAGATAAAAGTCTTTGCATGACGTTGGTTTGTTTACCTGCATCATCCGAATCGAAGAATCTGCTGGCTGGATCCAGCATAAATATTTTGTGACATGGATAAGTGGCCCCTGCTGAATTTATGCACCACACTTCGTCCCAGGTTCTACCGTTTTGTAAACCAATAGCAAAATCTACCTGGCTTATTCCCAAGCCAACTATAGCTATGTTTTTACCTTTTAAATGTTCTTCTGGTTGTTGTTTGTTTGACTCTTCAAATATTGTCACTAACTTACGCCGGTGCGTAATAAATCATATCTGTATTCGTCTCTGGTACCTCTACCTTCGGAAAGATTTTTCATTCTCGCTACCGCCTCCTTGAAACGCCCCTCAAACTGGGTAACGACATCAAGTGGCTCTTTTAGAAAAATCGCCCCTTCTACTAACGTGCCATACAACAATGCGTCTGGGAAATCCGTAGACAAAAATGTTGTGCCGCTGTCACTACCGCTCGTTAAAGATGCTGGTTTATGTAAATAATGCAACTCTACCGTATAATTACTGTCCGGTACAGGTGCAACCTCGAAAGCTGTGTCGTCAAACAAAGAGTAATATTTTGGTTTACCCGTTGTAGTTGTAGCGGGTGAATATTCTTTGATAAAAGACGAATGTTTGAAATCTAAATAATCGTATGTGTCTGAGCTAATAATAGCCAAACTAAATGGTGCATAAAAGTCTGTGGGTGTTGCTAAAAATCTATTACTTGATGTTAAAGTGCCTTGAACATTTTTTCTTTGCTTGGGTAGTTGAACCAGGCTAAATATACGATCTTCGGCCTCAGTAATAAAAGTAGGTAGCTGTGTCGTAAACGTTGACTCAGAAACTTGTAAATAGTCCTGAACAGCTGTTTTTAATGTGCCTAATGTAAAACTCATGTTGTTGTTACCGTAACAGAACCCACACCCGATGTTAAACCAAAGGTAGTAAGCTCATTGCCTAACTTACCGTCACCAACGTTAGTGTAAACAACAAAAAAATTGTTGTCATCTTTTTCCTCTGGTCTTGCATTTCTTAAAGCCTGTGGATCTTGCGGGACAGGTCTTGGCATTAGTTGAGGGTGTTTTGGATCGAATTGATCTGGACCAACCAATAAACCGTCCCAGGTTCTTTTCATGTCTTTTAATTTGTAACGGAAACCTGTTATGTCGCAGATACCGTAAGCATATTTACCCGATGCAAAAGCCATTATGCGTTATTATAACTCCTAATGTCTGGTGAGATTCTAAATGAGGCCCTATCTTCATCACTTGATAGCGCCCTGGTAAATTCTTCTTCGTAAAGACTTTTCAGCATCGCTGTTTTTTCTGGGGCCCGTTTAATTGAAATGTAATATGCCAAACCAGCCGCTAAACAAGGATAAAATCTAAATGGTAAATCTAATGTGTTTGTTCCTGCGTCTGAATCATCCATCCTTGTAAGCACGTTCATGACCACGGTGTAAGTGCTAGATTTGTCTGGTGCGGGCCAAACTGAAATCGTAGGCGTTATTTGTTTGTTTACAAAGAATTGATTTGGTTTGCCGGTAGATGATTTATTAACAATGTGTGAATAT